GGTTTTGGGATTAGGTGAGGATGGGGTATTGATAAATCGCCAATTAAGTGATTTCCCATCCTCGTTTTAACTTAACCGGAGAGATAAGTTGAGTTAAGTTTAGATTGATTTATTACTTGTGTCAATCATCAAAATCAGAAAAATCATTTGCAGAAACTGACAACGATTTTCTTGGATCACTTTCTGGCACAACAGTTGGTTTGCCCGATTTTTTAACTATCAGATTTTCAAAGTCTTTTATGTTTTTCTTGCCTACTAACTTTTCGAATTTAGCCACAGAAATAAAACTACGCTCAAACAATTCTTCCTCAGTGTGTGCGTCAGAGAGTGCGATAACGGCTTCTTCTTCACTACCCCAATCGCGTGAACTGCGACCTTCGACAAGTTTGTAGCCGGTAAAGCCATTGCCCGATTCTAAGCGCTCTCTAACGTGTTCTTCAATGGCACTCAGCCATGATTTAATCAGTGTTGCGCTACTCAGTGCAAGGTTAAGCTCTGCGTCGGATAACCGGTTTACACTGGGTAGCTCGTCGAAAAAACCAAAACTCGCTTGTATGGCGTTTTCTGTGTAGCGCATAAGCTCTGGGCATCGTGCTTTGTGTTTACACCATTGGCATTGCTTCTCACCAGCAGTCAGCGGGGCGTTTTCCTGCATAGCCAATTCTGCTCGCTCTTTTACCCACTCACCAAATGCTAGTAACTCGTCGATACTTATCGTCAATTCGTCAATGTGGTCTAGTCGCGGTTGGTAGATAATCATTGTGATGGTTTTGATATCTTCGAGCATACCAAACTCGCTATAGACCCCTAGCGCGTAGATTTTAGTTTGCGTAGTATCAGCATAGACTTTCACGCCTTTGCCATACTTCAAGTCAATAATTGTTACGTTATCGTCATTTAGAATGATGCAATCGGCTGTACCAAAACCGTCTTGCGCATACTCGCTGTAATCGAGTTTTTGCTCATAGATTTTATGACCTTTGTGTTCGGCAATGAAGTCCATATAATCATTTACATGGTGGCACATTGTCTTATCTACCGTTATCCAGTTGGTTTCGGGTAATCGCTTACCTTCAAAATCAAACGGATTGATATCACCTTTCAAGCATATCTCTGCAAGCTCATGCGCTGCCGTGCCTTCGTCCGCAAATGCGCTACGGGATTCTTTGTAAGGCTTTTGCGCTGCGACGCTACCGGAGCAATATAGCCAAGTAGCGCTTCCACTTGCGCTCAGTAAAGAGTGTTTAGGTGCTTCTTCATTAGACATTGAAGCTCTCCAAGAAGTTATAAAATTCAGCGTAGTGTTTAGGCGCAAGAGTTATTGTGCTAGATGCACCTAGTTCAGTTAACTTATCTACGATAGTCTTTTTAGGAACAGCGTTGCGTTGACGCAGTTCAAGCGCCATTTCTTTTAATAGTTTTGATGTTATGAGAAGTTCGGGTTCTTTTACTTCTTCAACAGGTTCTTCAGCGAGTTCTTCCACTTCTACTTCTACAGGCTTTTCTTTTTTCTTTACTGCTTTAGGTTTTACTTGTTCGGTTACTTCTTCAACTGGCAGTTGGTCTAGGATTGTTTTCTTAGCGCTAGATGATCCAGCTCTACCTTCATCCCTATCTACTTTCATCGCTTTGTTCATTGCTTCGTGATGCTCAATATCAGTGATGATTTCAACAGTTTCTTTGTTATCTTCAATAATTGCAGGCGCTAACGTTTCATCAAGCGTTTTGACAACATCCTCAAGTCTGAATTTGAATGCAGTTGATTGCTTAGTTAGCGTTTCGTGAATGCCGTGACTGATTCCAGATTTGATAATTTCATCCGTTTGCACTAAGCGCTCTGCCACTTCATGCAATAACTCATAGCTAAACTGAGTGTTTGTGCCGTGTATTAATGATAGCGAAATGAATTCACCAAGTTGGGTGTTTGTAAGTATTGTTAAATCATTCATTGTGTTTTTCCTCTGTTGTTGTAAAATGAGAGTCAATCTTAACTTAACTCACAAAGAGATGCAAATGGAAAATGAAGAAATTAATGACGGTGTGTCCGTTGACGATGTGGTGCAGTGGTTTGGTGGTGAGCAGGTTGTGTTAGCAAAGAAATTAGGTGTTACTAAAGCAGCGGTGTCGTATTGGGTAACTGAAGGAAAGATACCGGCAAACAGGGCGATACAGGTTGAGCAATTAACCGATGGGGCAATTAAAGCGGTTGATTTACCAATAATTAAAAGATAACGAGGATTGTTTATGGTGGAGTCTACTAAAACGTACCGCATAAGTCGCGGGGATAAGAACAGTGCTGTCTGTCGCAATGTGGAGGTGACATGGGAGCGAATTTGCACTGTACTTGGTAAGCACAAAGTTGCAAAGACCAAAGAGCAGGAAGGCTGGTTCTGTGGCGGTGGGTTCAGTGGTGGTTATCGCAACACGGAGAACCTGCTTGGGCGTTCGCTTTTGACCATTGACGTTGATGAATGCGCAATGACTAAAGGAGAGATTGAGTTCGAGCTGGAGATGACAGGCTTTGCGCTGGTTGCGTACTCAACATGGCGTAGTACAGATGACGCTAATCGCTTTCGTATAGTGTTGCCACTGTCACGGGAGGTCAGCGCGGAGGAGTACGTTGCCGTGATGCACTGGTTCGCGTCGGAGTTTAGCAGTTTTATTATTGATGACAGTGCTTTTAAGCCTGCTCAGTTTATGTATATGCCAAGTGTTAGCGCTGGTTCGATTGAGTCGTCTTTTGTCATGGTGATGGAAGGCAGTGAGGTTGATGTAGATATAGCGCTTTCCTTTCCTGTTGAAAAGCTGGTGCAGGGAACTGTCAAGTATTCCTTGACAACTGAATTCGACGTAGATGATACGGATGATGACTCGGACGATATGCAAGGACTAGCACTTGCACTCGCGCATGAGCCGATTGATGTCAGTGATGCACTAGTAGAAGCTAATCTCGATGCACTGGTTGAATCGGCAGGCGATTACTCGACGTGGATTACCGTCGGGCAAGCATTACATCATCAATATCGCGGATCGGATGATGGGAAACTACTTTGGCTTCACTGGTCTGCTAACTCGGATAAGTTCAACGCGGTAGATATTGACCACAAATGGCAATCATTCAAGACGGAAAAGAAAGTGCGCCCGTTGACGTTTGCCACGGTCATTAAGATGGTTAAAGACAGCGGAGTAAGTGTTGGGGAGATTGTCGAACGGCAGGTGAAAGAAATCTTTGTCACTGGGTCGGAAGGTCTGTCGGTTGATAATGACAGGGCGTATGAGGATGTGCGCAATAAGTTGCGTAAATTACCACTCAGCGCGGTGACATTAACCAAGCGTCAGCAAATCGCACAGGACATTTATGATCGATGGGGTAAAGGCGAAGGGATGACGAAGTCGGCTATTGTTCGTGAGCTTTGCCCACCGAAGAAAGGTGGCTTGGTTGTTGAGGAGATGCCGTCTTGGTTGCGTAACTGGGTTTATGTACAGCGCCCGATGGAGTTCCATAACTTGAAGCACGGCTACTCTATCAAGCGCGAAGCCTTCAACGCGGAGTTTGATCGCATGGATGAATGCGTCGCTGCGGAAAGGTCAGCATCGTCGATGGCGCTGGTCGATTGGAAAATGGACACGGTAATCGATACCATGTACTGGGCAAGTAAGAACGATGGGATTTTCGTTAATGATAACGATGGACTGCGATATGTAAACTCGTACAAGAAAAGGGGCGTTGAGCCATGTGCAGTGATGGATGCGGATGGACTTGCAGTCGTCGATATGATGCTCAAACACTTGGAATTTACACTTGTTGAACCTAAAGAAAGAGTGATATTGCTGGACTGGATGTGCCACATTGTGCAAAACATTGGTAGCAAGGTGAACTGGGCGGTACTTTTACAGGGTACGCAAGGTGGCGGTAAAACATACTTTACAAAGATATTGCAGGGGATACTTGGGAGCAATGCCACTCAGCTCGATCCTAAGCAATTCACGAAAGGTACATTTAGCGGATGGGCGTATGGTTCAGTGCTGAATATCGTTGAGGAGATACGGCTATCGGGCGATAACAGATGGTCGATTATCGATACGATGAAACCTTACATTACAAACGAAACGATTCAAATTGAGGAAAAGTTTTCTAATTCGCGGACTGTTCCGAATTTCACGTCGTATTTTCTTTTGACCAATTATCAAGATGCACTGCCGATTACCAATGGTGATCGACGTTATTGCGTTTTGTATAGTCGCTGTCAGTCGGAGGAACATTTGTTTGCACTGCTTGGTGGTGAGCAGGAAACCAACAGGTATTTTGAGAAACTGTTTTTAGAAACTGATAGGCGGATGGATGCGCTTTGCCATTACTTTATGAACCGGAA